TGTATGAATCTGCCTGTTTTTGCGTGATTTGACCTTCTGAAACAAGAGCTGCTAAGCTAGCTGTCTTGTTATTCTTCATTTCATAAAGTTCTGCTTGAGAATCTACGACCTTGACCACAGCCGCATTTCCAGTCTCTTTAACAGAATCCTTCTGCTTACTCAAGTTAGGAACAAAAAGCAAGAGGAGAATACTGATAATGAGAAGCACGACTAGCATTTCAATCAAGGACACTAAAATTCTTGATTGAGCATAAAAAAAGACTTGGTAGCGTGGGCTGCCAAGTGACATGAAAAACAAAAACATTCAGCGCGTAATCGCCTAAAGTACATCTATAGTGTACCTTTATTTAGATTAAATGTCTAATGCAAAACAAAGAATACACAAAAAAGCCCGACATAAAGCCGGGGCAGTTCGAGAAATTTATCGAAATAACGCCAGTATTCCACTGACTATGTTATCACTTATCAATGGAAATCACAAATAAAAAAAGAGCTATGAGATTAACTCATGGCTCTTTGCCTATGATGGATAACTTAATTATAGCAAATAAAAAAAGCCCCAGCAAATGCTAGGGCTCGACCACTACCACCATGATGTCCGAACTGTGGTCTGTCGGGAGGTGATATACTCCTTTTCGTTTTATAGTTTGCGTGGTTCTTTTATTTAATTATACACCAGTTTGCCCTTGCGTAGCTTGTGCTCGTTCTTCAATAGCCTTAACTACTGAGGCACTAGCTTCATTAATTGCCTTAGAGACCGCTGCCGTGTCGTTTGATTGACTATTCAAAAAACGGTCAAAGTCGCCATCATCCAACATCAAATGTTTAGCGCCGTTAGAACGTAGTTCATCCACTGTGCGCATAGCCCCAATACCGAAAACTCGGCCATTAACGACTCCAACATAACCTTGACTTCCTGACGTACTGCGTACTACATAATCCATATTTTCTTCTTCCTCTTTCTTATTCACTAAACTATCACCATCATTGATGATAACAACATTCTTATCCAATCCACCAGCTAGACCAGTGCTTGTAAACTGCCACCAGCGTGTATGTTCCATGTTTGGATACACACCCCAATATGGTTCTGGGCGTACCTCATAATCTGGATACGCTGCAATCCATAGGCTATTTGGATAGCGTGCAGTGATTTGATCTACATAAACATTAGCCAGTGTATAAGGTTTGTAACTATAATAGATAGGCTCAAAACCGTTCGCCTTACAGATATCCATAAACGCTAGGACTGCATTAGTATTCGCTTGTTTATCACCACTAGCGCCGTCTTCATAATCACAAACCAAATAGCGTGGGTGTGATGGCAGATTACTGATAAAGTAATTCGCTTCAGCTTGTGCCGTTGCCACATCGCCACCAAAACGAGCGAAGTGATAGTAACCAATACAATTACTTGTGTTAGTTTGTTGAGCTACTACTGGGCTAACCCAACCCACACCCTCGGTCACTTTGATTACCGTGTTATTAGTGCCGGACGCTTGACAGATACCAGTCAAGTCTCCCGGTTGATATGCTGATACGTCGATGAAATAGGCATTTTCAGTCATGCCGTCAAATGGCAATTCAAACCACCCGACCATTTGCTGAGCTGGTGCGTTCCAATCGATATAACTGAAATTCCCTGCACTGTCTAGGTTTCGTGTGACCTTGCGTGTCCATCCACCGTTATAAAGAGCATCACCGTTACCGTCAATATTTTGCTCGATTGTGGTAACTGTCCCGTCTGGGTTTTCTGCGACCACAAAACCGATATGACCGAATTGATGATATGGCAAGCAGTTAGTTACCCAAACACTCCCCACCGGTGGATTGTTAGCACCGTTAAAACGTGTGACTTTAAGCCCTAGGTTTTCAGCACGATCTAATCCGTCAATCGCATTCATGTAGCTGAAATCAAGATTAAATAGACCTGCATACTGTAAAACGTAATCAATCAAAGCCGCACATTGCCCACCATAAGGATTAGTGGGAACAGTGACACGTTGATTCACTAAGTTCTCAAGCGTGTTTAATAACTGTGTTTTAGATGTCATAGGTCTCCTTTCTTATAATTATTTTTGAATGCTCTGTTTAATCTCCGAAAGCGTTCTTTCCAAATCAGCAACCTTCTGTTTTAACTCTTCAATTTCGCTTGTAGGTAATTGAGATTTTGTTACAAGCGGGTCTGCCGCAAATTTATTTTGTTCCATAACTTGTAGGAAAAAGTTATTGTATGTTGGAAATAGTCCATACGCTTGACCGATAGACAAGGATGAAGATTGTTTCCCTTTAATTTCACCAATATCACGGCCAATGGCTTCAATGGCCTTGCTTAAATTGCTCATGATTCAACCTCCTTAGAGGGTGTTTTTAGCAGTGTTATATACGCTCACAAGGTCTTCTTGCTCGATAGTATCAATACGAGTGCCAAGCTCGGTCATTTTACTGATAATACCACTGTCAGTGTTGCCACCCGATGCACTGATTTTATCAGCGATTTCCTTGAGGGTGTCAAGTTCTTCCGGTGCATTACCGATGATATCAGTCTTAGCTTGGTTAATCGCTTGTGTCAAACGCTCTTCAGTAATACCAGCAGCACCTTTATCAGCCTTACCAGATAGGGTAGTCTTAATTTCCTTAATGTCAGCACTCACGGCTTGGGCGAAATCATGTAGTTTACTCATTTAATTTTCCTTTCAGATTTTAGCTAGATTGTAGATGTTTACGAGGTCTTCCGTGGTTTCACTGCTACCAGTAATTAACCCAGAATCTCGCAATTCATCCGCTAGTAACTTTAATTTAGGGCTCTTGTCCGATGGAATCGCACTATCAATGTTAAGCGAACTCTTAACTTTCACTTTAAAATTATTAGATGGGAAGATATGCCCATCCAATTTAATTTCAAGGTAGTAAGTGCCAGTAGCTACCACGTTACCTATTGAGAATGAGAACACCCCATTTTCAACGGCAACATCTTGATAGAGTGCCACGGTTTCATTATTCGACAGTGTGAGCTTACCGGTGCCGGATAGCTCCATGCGTTTTCCATCAGCCCCTAGAATTTCAAAACCAAAAACGGAAGTGGTGTCCCCAGATTTGAGAACATCCCCTCCTTCGATTTGGTTGATAGAGGTCATGAGCTTAGCCATAGGCTAGTCCTCATAAGGTTTAGTATATGATAGTGCTCGTTCGCTATCACTAAGACCTTTCGTTGTTGGGTCTGGGAACATATTAAAGGCATTGACCACTGTCAAGCCTACCAAGTATGGATTAGACAAGAATTTTCCAAACAATCCAAACAACGCTCCCCAACTTGTGATATCTTCAAATTTGATACCAAAGTAAGCCAAAACTGGCAACACCAATGCGAGTGCAAAGCGTGTTACGAATGTACGGTTTTTAAAACGAATAGACCAGTTAATTTTCATGTTAATTCCTCACTTCTAAATTAATATATTTCTTGTATAGGGCATCAATGTACCCGTTGCCACCTAATTTCTTGTAACTAGAGTGCATTTTATGGATGACATCCGAATTATGAACAGTGGTATACCCACGCTCTAATTCTTTGTTGATGTCACGCTCCAACCTCAAATACATGGTAACGAGGTGTGCTTCATCATGCACTACCAGCTTGTCGTTTAACTCGTTGATTTTCTCGCCGTTGAATTTACCTAAATCTTGAACGACTTCAACCGATTCTTTAATAGTGTTTAACTCTCCTTTAAGCTCACTGAATTGCTCTTTGTTTAAGTTAGCTGACTTGCTAGCTTTCATCCCAAACCAACCAGTCGCAACCACCCCAACTGTGGGGGCTAGGTGAGCTATTAGCTCAGAAACATTCAATGTACTGTACCTCTTTTATTTATTTAACCCCCCATTTTTTAAAACAAGAAATTCTTAATGATTTCGTCCGCAATAGCTCTATGTCCTAAATCCCCGGGGTGACTCGCCACACCAGCGTTGGTGATGGTGTAGTTAGAGCCGTCTGGAAGTCTCAACACCTTGCCCATTTCTGACTTGTATTTAGCGTCTTTAGAATACTGGTAGATATCCACGAATGTGACACCAAGAGGGGCACAGATACGCTTGATTCTTTCCACGAAGTCTGGTGAGGCGTAGTAGATACCAACCCAGTAGATTAGAGCTTTTGGCGATGCCGCCCTAATCCAGTTCACAAGGTTAGGGATGTCTGTTTCAAGGTTCTTCCGTTTTTCGTCGGTATTCAAGTTATCACCGAACTGCAGTATGACAATGTCTGTGTCTGGGCCTAATGATTGCTTCATTTTGCTATCGAATGTCCCACGTCGATTGTTCGGGTCAGATTCCCAATCTGCACCATTCCCGCGCTCAACCACTGCGCTAGGGTTCTTAGACAAGATGTAGTTCTTTACAAGTGTGAAATAGTCCTTATCTGGCGCACTAGCAGCCATACCCATCCCTTTGAGCCAAGGATGACTTAGGATCGAGTTACCAAATACCGCTACACGGCTGGGGATATTTGAAACTGTTGACAGATTGCCGTTGTTATCAACTAACAAACGGAATTTAGTACCATTCGGACTGGTAATCATCGGTGTTTTTTTAAACAATTCAAGCTCTGTAACAACAGGCTCGATTTTATCCGTTTTCTGCTTCAGCGTCTCAACCTTTTCAAGGGCGCTCTCATTAGCCACACGGTAGCTGAATGGGATGGCTTGCCCTGTTTCGTACATGATTTTTCCAGAATATCCGGCGTTATTAGTAACGTGTTGAGCGTCTTGAATCAAGTTGCGCTCACCTTTCGAAGCATAGACACGATTGTCATGAGACTCAAAGAATAACTGTTCACCGAAAAAGATTTCCTTATCTTCACCACGGACATTGAGCGTATTATATCCAGCCGCAAGCTGTTTCTGGAAAACTCGAGGAGATACAATCAAATCATTCTGGTCGATGTTCCCGATGGCAAAATTGTATGTCCCTGCATCCTTGACATAGACGTTGATTGTGTCGATGAAGCCACGGCTCTTGTCCCATTTTTTAGTAGGGCTCATGTATCCGAGGTTGTTAATCGTCGTTACTTGAGTAGCATCAATGCCAGTAATATCTGAGCCAAATTGAATCTTAGATGTGTCTGGCATAACGAAAGGCACCTTTGAAGCAATGGCACTAGACCCAAAATCAAGGTTTTCAAGATAGCGTGCTTGAGCGTTACCACCTTGAACGACTTTCGTTGGTTCGTCTGAGGTCAAGCGACTAATAAGGATATAGCCGTTAGCTTCAGGAGTGAAATCTTGATTAACTAACACGTCTGTAGTAGAGAATGTTTCAAGTTTCTTACCCGAAATGTCAAAGTAATGAGTGAACACCCCACGAACATTCTTCAGACCGTAAGTCACGCCAGCTTGCATGTATAGTTTGGGATAAGTGCCCCACGTCGGTGCGTCGTATGTACCATTTCCACTACCAGACCAAGCCTTTCCCACCTTAAATGTGCGTTCGTCAACTAACTGTTTAACAACATTAACGAAACTGAGTTCTTCGGGCTTAACATCTAGCGTCAATTTAGGAATTTTAAGAGAGATGTAGCCGTCTGGGAGATTTGAAAAGTCAACGTTAGCTTTTTTTAAATCCTCGAGAGAAGCGTTAAACACCCTTGCAGTTTCGTCTGGTTTAGAAGATACATAGAGCATGCAGTCTTCTGGCGGGATGTACTCTGTAGTGATTAAATCGTCCGTTTCAGAGAACTTCTTAACAAGTCGTCCGCCGTCACTTGATACCGCAAAGGAGAAGATTCCACGGATATTTGATAGATAGTATTTAAACCCTTTTTTAATCGGAATAGGCATGAAACGGAGCCATCCGTTAGAGGCCCATGTTCCAATTGATGTGTTGTTCCAAAGATAGACTGAACCTTCAATCTTATCTCTCAATAACTGCTCGATTGATTCTGTGAAGTCGATATTGTCAGCCGTCACTTCATCAACATTAAGCCCTCTGGATTGATAGACACCGCCCTCTTTCCAGTGGCGGTCTCCCTCATTGAAGTAGTACCACTTCCCTGTGTTACTTGCTACTACGATACCGTTGGCCCCGTTTGGATAAGTACGTTGGATTTCTTCCAACGAGCTAAGCACAGCTTTAGGTGCGTTTGACGAAATGGCATTGAGTTTCGACTCAACCCATTTGGTACTAGCCTTCCCATCAAGATTCTTAGACATGTTGTCAAGACGGTCTGGAAGCGTGTTGTAAGTATCCCTTGACTTCACGACTTCCATATCAGTATTCCCGCTCTTAGCAGCGTCATCATAGGTGATTTCCATGCCTCGAGCAATAGCTTCACGAACATCCGCACCCTTGGTTTTTTTGCGGATAGCGTCCACAAGGACACTGATCTTATTAGTATTTTCAAGAGGGGTCACATCGTCATATAGATTCAAGCGTCCCTCTGCTTCATTTTGTGGCATTAAGCACCTCCTAATTCATTTCGTAAACGAGCAATTTCAGCTTCTAGCTCACTGATACGTTGAGCACGCTCTTGTTGACTCATATTAAACGCTGAGAGTTTAGCGTCGTAATCAGCCTTAGCTACATTGTAGTCTGCAAGGGCTTTATTATAAGCTTCACGTTCAGCATCCGTCGCATTTGCCCCTGGAGCTGTCGGAGCTTTTGGTTCAACAGGTTTAGACTGACTAGCAGACCTAAGAGCAGCCAATTGAGCATTTAATTGTTCAAGTTTTTTCTGCTTAGTAGCTATTGACTGGTCTAGCTTGAGTTTTTCAATCGAGCTATCAGCTTCTTGCGTTTGCAATTGGTAGGCTGATAATGATTGAGATTGTGAACCGATGGTTAAATCAACCGTTTGGGGATTGAGTATATCAATTTTCTTTTCCAAGATTTGCAGTGTTTCAATCCCTGACAGTGGTGCATTGATAATCTTGTGCTTGTTCCCAATTCTGAACTTGCTATATCGACTATCAATCAAGTAACGTTCAACTGCTGAAATCGTCCATTTAGCCAGTGCAATCTTCTGATTCCTCAAATACTGCTTGCCACGGGCTAACAGAATGCTAGGATTGTCGATTTCTGTCCAGATTACTGATTTCCGGATAAAGCCAAACTCTTTTATCAACTCTTCGTCAGCCAGATACATTTTTCCATCATTAACGCTTCGGATATCAAGCTGCGCCCGTGCCACGTCCGGACTCTGGTCTTCCTCTTGCCCTTGGTTTTGGCTCTGTAGGTCCGCCCCAATCGGTACGATGATTGTAGCAAGACCGTCAAAATCAACTTCACGGCTCGCAGATTTGATGTTTTGACCTAGCTTGATTGGGCTTTCTTTGGTAGTCCCAATCTCTTTAGTCCAATCCACATACAATCTTGTGTTGAACTCTCTCAACGTGAGATAGCCACCAATATTATTGATAATCCGCTCTTTAACAGTCTCCCAACTCGAATCATAGCCGATATAACGGAATGGACGGTCTGATTTACCGTGTACTGTGATATTTCTAGGAGTTATTCGTTTGAATTCCTCGATTTGAACGTTTGCAGAATCAAAGATTATCTTGAAATAGTCCTCAGCACCCTTATTAGGGAGTTTCTGGAACCATTGAGCAGAATCGTGTAGATATGACAGGAAGTCCTCACAGACAACTTTTTGAACGAATCCATTAGTTGACATCTCGTTAGCCATCGTCAAAACTCGACCAACAAACTCAACTTCGTTATCTCTTAAATTAACAACTTCGATGATTGATTTAAACTGAACCATCTTCTGGTACATCGTATGGTCTAACGGGATTGAAAACTCTAATTCGTGGATACTGTTGACGGCTTGCTTGATTTCACCGTGGACAATCTTATTACCTCTAGGACTGTATGGGTCGTGAATGACTCTACGGCTTGCAGTGGTTCTATTAAGCTTGTCCCATCGTCTATCTAAAAAACTAGGCCACCAATAAATGGCATAGCCTGCCTTTTTAGCCAATTCAACAGGACGCTCTGGAACATTTATCTTTTTCCCTTCAAGGTATTCCTTCGAGCCGCTTGAATTAACAACGTAGAAGTGAGATTGATATATACCACTGTCGCTATTGTGGTCGACTGAATTAATAGTACAGTACCAATCATCGCCCCATTTCAAAGCATCGTACCAAACAAGGTCATCTTGTCCGGACTGTTCTGACCACGTTGGGACTTGCAATCCAGAGATGCCATTACTCGACCTTAGACCTTTAACCCGAATAGCGTAGCCTGTACTACTGATGTTGAAAATTTCAATGCTATCACAAGATACTGTCATGCCATCACCTCGTTAGAATAGTGCATTGCTACTGTGCCATTCCCTTGTGCTTCGAAATAGTTGATACCAATGTCTAATGTGAGAGCGAAATCTTTGTTCTCGCCTTTTTTCAAATAGTAAATCGTTCCGTTTGCATCTTTTAAGGTGATATCCTCGCTACAGATGATTACTGGGCTGATAGACGTATCGCCAGCATTGACGAAATACACGGGTGTTTTCTTTTTCTCATAGCCCAAGTACCATTTAGTCCACGTTGAATTATCATTTTCAAAATCAAACGTATCCCAAACATCGTCGAAGTATTCGTCTTCGTGGAATGCGAATGGATAGCACTTAAACACGATGGTAGCGACCAGATTTTTCTTAATCGGGTCGTCTGCTACTTTGATGTGTTTAACCTTGCCCATCCAGAAATAGCGCCTATCATGCGTATCTATTAATTTCCGCTGTGTTTTAGTAACCATGCTTGACTTAATCTGTCTTTCAGCAATTTTGCGATTCTCGTAAGTCGTAAACGGCAATTTGAACTCATACGTAATTTCTCTTGACTCAAACACACGTTCACCAAGAGCACTAGAAAAGTCAAGTTCACCTTGCATATAAGGGATAGACTCGACGATTTCTTTTTCGTCTGGTGTCGGTGCTTCACGTTTTTGCAAATACCAACCGGCGTCACGACTATTGAAATCGCCGAATGATATATATTCCTTGATTTTAGTGATCATAATCTGTGACGTCCTTTCAGTGTTTTAATCGTATCGATAGCACTGTTGAAATTATTAACTGTGCCACCGACAAGGGCACCAGTATCCAGTACCATGTTTTGACCTTGTGCAATTTGTTCCTTGACATCTACGAGAGCGTCAATCACATCATTAAGCAAGCCAGCTGAATGAGCAGCATAGGCTTCTTGACGTGCTGAAATCGTAGCGTCTGGCGTTTTATCACGCAAGACTTCCATCTTGAGCTGACTAGCCATGTTTGAAGTGGCACCGGTTAACATTGCGGTAGCTCTAGCGTTAAATGATTCAACTTGACTTGCAATTGAACCAAGGCTTTCAGCAACGACTGGAGCTGAATTGTCAATCCCTTCAGCGATACCAAGGCCAATATACCAACCAACTTCATCGCGAAATAGGTGAGATGGTGAGTGGATTTTGGCTTTAGCCTGTGCTGCACGCTCTGCTTGGGCTACCAAGGCATTAGCTGCTGCTGTAACTGCTCCTATTGCAGAATTAAGACCAGCTGCAAGTCCTTGCCCCATATATGCACCAGCTGAGAAAAAGGCACCATAGCCAGCCCTTGCTGCGGCTGCCGCTTGGTTAACTGCTGCTTGAGTAACTGCAACTAATTGCTGACCACTTGACTGCATGGCTGAAACCATTTGAGCGCCGCCAACCCTTACTGCAGCAACGACTTGGTTCATACCATTTCTAACCGCTGAGACAATCTGATTCATGAAGGATTGTGCACTAGCAACCATTTGCATACCGCTGGCTCGAAGCGCTGCAGTCATTTGCATAGCTCCAACAGTGACCGCTTGAGTTGCTGACATCATGCCCATAGACACTGCCATGCCAAGCTGAGTCATGGTCGCTGATAACATCATGGCTGACGCTGCTACACTAGCAAACACAGCTGCTAGTGCCATTACTTGACCGCTAACTACTGCGAGACCAGCACCAGCCGCTTGAGTTGCTACTGTAACCATCGTTAACTGTGTAGCTAACATAGTAGCCATCATGCCCATGGTCGAGAATCCGACTTGTGCTGACATGAGTTGAGCACCGAACATAATCACTGCTGACCCAGCCATCATAAGCTGACTTGCCATTTGCATGATTCCTGTAGCAAACGTAATAAATTGGGTGTTTAGCATGGTTAGTGAAGTACCAATCATCGTGAATTGAGTACTCATCATGGTTAAGCTAGTACCTAGCATGGTTGAGCTAGTAGTCATCATAGTGAAGCTAGTTGTTACCATTGTTAGCTGTGTAGCTAACGTAGTCAGACTAGTCGTCAACGCTGTCATGGCCGTACCAATTGAGGTCAAGCTAGTAGTCAAGCCCATCGCTACTGTGCTAAACATAGTCAAGCCTGTAGCTGCTTGCATAAGTGAAGGGACAATCATCATGATTTGCGATTGGAAGGCTGTGATAGGCCCTACAATCGCAGTCAAACCACTCACTGATTGCATTGCTTGGCTTGAGAATGTACTGAATGAATTTCCAGCTGTGCTTAACAGTGTTTGTAAGTTTGAAAACGCTGATTGAATGCTTGAAACCGTGCTTGCGAACTTGCTCAAGCCAGCTACTGCACCATTAGCAGAGCTAGAAACCTTGCTCATACCATTACCAAGGTTAGCCATGCCAGTGCCAGCTGTAGCAAGCCCCGCTGAGTTGTTACCAATTGACCCAACACCTTTAGCAACCGCTGCAAGAGATGCAGCCATGTCTCCTAGGTTTGTGTTGGTAATCTTAACAACACCGTTAGCAAGCTGATTGAATCCAGACCCTGCTTTCTGAGCCGCTGTACCGATTGAATTGAAGACGTTAGCCAAACTATTCAATACACTACTAATTGCACTCCCGGCGGATGTAATTACGCTTGAAATACCTTCAAACGCTGATTTGATACCGTTTCCGATGCCTTGAGCTGCTGTACCAATTGACGTTCCGACTGATTGCACAACGCTAGCAATGCCCTGCAAAGCTGCACCGATAGCTGAACCAGTAGCACTGATGATACTTGCCACACCACTAAGTGCCGTACTAATAGCCGTACCGATACCCATGGCGGCGGTAGCGATTGCCATTCCTGCCGCTGACACAACCGATGCAATTCCACTAAATGCGGCACTAATCACACCACCGATTGCCGTAATGATAGGCACAATTTGTGTTATCGCTGTAACAATCGCCGAAATAATTTGGCTGATGATAGGTGCAAGAGTTTGAACAACCGTGACGATGGCAGAAATCACTTGACTAATGACTGGTGCCATTGTTTGAACGACTGTCACAATACCTTGGATTAAGGTCATAATGACTGGTGCCGTTGCTTGGATAGCTTGCACAATTACTTGTAAAACCATTGCAATTTGTGGACCAAACTGACCGATTACTTGAGCAACTTGGACAATGCAATTCGAGATAACCGGTGCGATTGCCACGATAGCATTAGCAATGATTTGAGCTACTGCCGTGATTGTGTCGCCAATAATTTGGACAATCGGAGTGATTGCGGTAGCTACTGCACTGATTGCAGAACCTAGAGCGGTAGCCAAACCACTGAATGCGTCAATGATAGCTGGCAGCGTCCCTAAAATAGACGTCCAAGCATTCCCAAACGCTGTAATTGCTGGAGCTGCATTGCCTAGAGCTGTGCCGATAGCTTCAACAAGTGGTGAAAGTTTGGCGAGCCCCGGTGCAGCTTCACCGACTGCCTTAATGACGATACCGAAAGCAGTCCCAAACGATTCAACGATAGACCCAGCTGCCTTACCGATAGATTCGACAACAGTTCCGAACGCTGAACCTATAGCATTTAGAATTTGTGAAACGCCTTGCGATTGAGTAGCTAGAAGGGTGAACGATGCAACAATAATACCGATACCAGCTCCGATTCCGACTGCGGCAATGGCTACGGATGCACCGAATGAAAGCAATGTAGCTGGGTTTAACCCTCTCAAGCCCTGCAAGGCGATTTTGATAGCTGTACCAATTCCCTTAAATGCTGTAGAGATACCCATTCCGATACCTTTAGCAGCGGTTGAAATGCTAGTTCCTGCTGATTTAATGACATTAGCCATCCCGCTAAACAACTGAGTAATGGTTGATTTAGAGCGTCTAGCACTATTAGCGGCTTGCTCTGTTCCTTCTGCAGCGTCCTCTCCGAATTTCTTGAATGGGTTTAGACTCTTGATGAAGTCCAACCCTTTCAATGCAACGCCTACCGCTGAAATTCCAGCTTTGGCAGTCATGAAACCTGCTACCATTGCCAAAATACCGCTAGTGATACCGTTTAAGATTCCCGGCGGAATTGCACTGATAAACCTAGAAATTGCTGAAACTGCTTGAGAAATCCAGCTAACTAGTGTTCCAAGAGCTGAGCCAAGCCCTGCAATGATTGACTGCGTTTGTGAGCTACCTAATACCTCACCGAATGACGAACCGATAGCTTTAAGGGCGTTCCAAGTATCTTGCACTGCTGCCTTGAACGATTGAAAAGCTCCAGTATCAGCAAACGAGCTGATGAAACTTCTGACTGATGTGGTAGCGATATTCAAAGCTTGCGAAATACCGTTAGCAATGTCACCAAAGACCGAGCCAACGCCCTGCATGAGCTTGCTACCATCAATCTTGCTAAATAGCTGCTTGATTGAGCTTGAAATGTAAGTGAAGGTAGCACCCAGATTTTTCAAAGCTCCAGTGTTTGCGAAGCCTTTCCACAGCGAAGACAAACCACTGCCAATCTTGTCAGCAATGGCGTTGATGTCTATCCTTTCAAGTGCATCCGTAAGCCCTACGACCGCCTTGATACCGATTTGATTGAGTTTTTCAAATTGTGGCATCAACTTATTAGCAAGAGATTCTTTCATCCCATCAATAGCTTGGTCAACGGTTTTGAACTCTGTGGCCATTTTGCTGAATGTGTCGTTGTTGCCCACTTTAGCAATGGCGTCGAAGAAGTCCTCAGTCTTAATCTTGCCATCTTGGACAGCTTGCACCATTTCAGCGGTACTCATGCCCATTTCTTTCGCAATCGCTGCAATACCGGCAGGCGTTTGTTCTAGCATGAGTTTGAAGTCTTGCCATTGAACCTTAGGCTTAGCGGCCATTTGTGTCGCTTGTTGGCTCAAGGTCTTCATGGCTTGTTGTGGGTTTTCTGCCGCTGCTGCAAGACCACCAAAGCCCTTAACAAGCTCGGTTGTATTCTTCGTACCGACTGCCGCTAACTGAGAATAGGTAGAAGCCATGTCAGACGCTGAATAGATTGTCTTGGTGGCAAAATCTTGCAACTCACCCTTGACTTGCTTAATTTGGTCAGTGGGCATGTTGATCTGTTGCATATTGCCTTCAAAGGTCTTCCACGCTTTAGTCGAGCTATTAAGCTCGCCTACCATCGATTTCATGCCGTTGCCAAGGGCACTAATACCGCCCATGATAGCACCACCGATTAGGTTTGCACCCAGGACAGACTTAAACACCGAACCAACCTTACCGGCTGAACCTTTCAAGCCCTCTAACGCCCCTTTGATACGTTTAGCCCCACTCTCAGCGTCCTTTCCATCGAATAACGCTTTAATGGTGACTGTACCATCTGCCATAGATTATCCCTCCTTTCTAAAATTCTTCTTCCTCGACAATCTCGTAAGGGAGAGCATAATCCTTTTGAAGCCTACGCATTTCCTCTTTGTACTCGGCTGAGTCGCCCTTTTGCGGTTTCCATTTCCGAATTTTGATAACTTCCATGAATTTAGTGCCCTCTGGAAGTCCAGAAAGTAGGGCGTTGAACTTCTTCCAGTGAAGTTTCCCTTGGACATCGAATAAATCAATGCCGTAAGCTTGCAAGAATGACGCATAGATATAGTCACCGTCGTACCGAATGTCATAAGGTGCTTGCTCTTGCTTGCCATTGCTTGCTGTGGTCTTCATGGGATTTCCAGCAAGGTCATACTCGACATGGTTGTCCTCTACCGTTGACAGACTGATATGTTCCTCGAAAACTTCGTTAAACACCTCGGACATTTCCTCAACGGTGAAATCTTCTAAGGTCTCACCAGTCAAGATACGAATGCCAAAGTGTGGTTTAACAAACTCTGGAACATCTTCATCCCTCCACATCTCAAAGAGCCGTAAGACGTTATCAAATGACAGATTAAGAGGAAATTCTTCATCATCGATTACTAACTTATCCGTTAGCTTTCGTGATAAATCAAGCATTTAGATACTTGTCGAGGGCTGCTTTTGAATTCTGGTTTTCAAATTCCTCTGAAATACCCTTGATAGCTTCGATAAGATAGAACATAGCGTTAATTGTTGACTGACCAGCAAACTCATAGACTTGTTTGAACGCTTCTTCATCATCAAATACTTGGTTGAAACCATCTTCTACCAATGCTTTCAATGCTCCAAGAGCCTCTTCATCGCTTGTCTCTTGGAATGCTTGCCCTTTGGCTTGCAAATCTTCACCAACCGCCTTCATGCGTTGGATATTGCCGTCTGAGACTGGGAAATTAAGTTGGAATTCACCGAAATCGACTGGGATGACATTGCTGCGTTTTTTAATTACTACCATGTTATTTTTCTCCTTCTAATACGAAAAAAAGAGGGTAAGGGATAAACCCAGCCCTCTTAGTTGTCTTATCTTGTTTTATTTAATTAGTGATTACCCACCGATTCCCGGTGTACCAGTTTCTGATGAAGCACCAGAACGACTAGGATCTGGTGACGCTGTACGTCCAGAAGTTTCAGAACCAGTGCCAGCGGCTGCTACTGGTGTGCCACTGATGTCATGTTTCTGTGGTGTACGAGACCAGTTAACTTGGAATTTGATTGATTCAAGTTCAGACGCTTCACCGTCACCAATTTCGATTTCAGACAAACGTGCAGGGCCTTCCTTGTAGTATTTGCCTGTTGGTACTACTTCCTTGTACCAAATGATAAGATCATCAGCTACTGCGTCTTCTTTTTCTGCGACAAAGTTTTGAGCTTTATCGTCGTAATCACGGTGTCCCTCAAACGAACGACCGCGAGATTTTGAAGTAATGATTTTTTCTTTAGTACCATCACCATCGAAATAAGCAATGTCATCATCTTCTGCGTCGTTTTCTGGTGCAGATTCTTTGATACCTTTGGCAATCCAAAGATACTTATCTTCGGTTGGTGGTGTGTCTGGATGTTCTGGGTCGTAAGGTGCGATGTAGTGTTTGCGAATCGCATTTTTAAATTTAGCCATTTAGTTAAGGCTCCTTTCTACTTCAAGTCTTGCCTTCAAATCAAGCAAGTAAATGTAAAAGCCCTGCTCGTCGGCATCGTTTAAACTCGGTGTCTCGACGGTCAAGGCTAAAAATGTGTATGAGTTGTTTTTGCTTGGTAGCTCAAAGCCAATCTTTGAAAGCTCGGTGTTTATCTTCCACAAAATAGCGTTAAGCATTTGCTGGTCCTTCGATTTAATAGCTATTTCATACGGTAGCGATAGAATCTGAGTGCCAGCCATGTCTTCGTCTTCCACTTTTCCACCCGGCAAGGGATAGACTGAAAGACTCTCGTCTTCTGAAAGATAATCAAGTTTGCATTTCAACGGCAGTCCAAGCGTATTGATGAAGTTTGCGAGAACTTCTGAAAAATCGTTGTCGTTCATTAGTTAACCCCCATAGCTCGAAGCGCAACTTTACCCCACTCTTTAGAGTGTTTAGCAGACGCTTTTTTGTCCCAGCGTTTGCCTGTTCCCGGTGTGGTGTATTTACTGAAAGTGAAGCTCCTGTTTTTGTTGTAACTAGACCCATAGAATTGAGCTCTTGCATAAGGTTCCGGATATCTAATGCCATCGCTAAAAGCTGAACCGCTAGCGCTCAAAGGTCCATCTCTACGAGGGATGAAAGGCTGCATGTCTGTAATCATTTGACTAATCATGGCAACTTTCCCACGTTTGACCGCTTCAGGACTGCATTTCTTTTCGAGACCTTGCAAGTCAACTTTAACGGTTACATTAGCACCCATTAGATCACCTCGATTTCATAACAAAACACTTTATTTTGCCTTGGATAGTAAACTGGAATGACGGAACGAATCTTATAATCACGTTTGCCGTCGTTAATCAAGCCGTTTTCAAAACTTTCATCAAGCGCCACCGGGCAATGTTTCGGATAGACAAATAAAACACTGGGTTTTGATTCGCTACGATTGTTAGTTGACCCGCTAACGTTGAATTGTCTATCAAATCTAACGGGTTTAAGGGTTGTGGGCTCTTCATACATTACTTTACCCCAGACATCCGTTTCACCCGTAAGCTTTTTGATTGTGACAGCGTCAACTAGCATGCGTTTGTCAATAACGGTCATAACATACTCCTTTATAGCCATATCCTGCCCCTTTAAGAGCGGTCAAAGCGTCAAGGGATAGATTATACCGGCTGCCCTCAGTGGAAGCCTTAGACGTGTTCTTGTAGCTGATAGATGTCCGCCCAAGAGACACACTAGAGACTGATTGCTTTTCATCAGCGGTCATAATACCGCTACTATCCAAGTAAGCAATTTGAAAAGCCGTTGCTAATTTGACGGCTTTCTTTCGATATTCCAGTTCTTTTTCAAAATCAACAAAGTCATAGAGGTTTCTAATAAACATATTGATAGCTAATTCTGCTCTAGCTCGTAGCTTTTCAAAGTTTTCGACCTCATCAAAACCAAGTTTTTCAAACTCGTTTTCAGTTAGATAAGCGATTTTAACCACCTCCATAATAAAAAGGCGGTGTATTATCCGCCTTCTAGTTTATTCCTCGATTTCGTAACCGAGATTAAGAAATGCTGAAACAGCAACATCATTAGTAGCTGTGAAGCTAACGCCGTCTTTGGTCAAGACAACGACGTTAACTGTTGTTTCTTCGTTCTTCTTATCTGCTGCCATAGTTACCCCCTATTAGGCTGATTTGTGGACGTAGATGGCTTTCTTCTTGTTTTCCAAAACGAAAGCATCGTAACGGATACGTCCTTCAACAAGTTTACCGTTGATTCCCGGTGGGTTGTCGTGAATCTTGTAGTCTTCAAGCTTAACTGGTGATGTAGTCGCTACTGGGTGAGCGATGATGAACTCAACGCCTTGTGGAAGGCGGCCCGGTGTAAGAACAACTGGCATGCCGTCAATCATACCAACTTGGCCATTGATTGTGATTTGTTGTCCAAGATCTGATTGCTTAACAAATGCTGGGTCAAGCTTGATAAGTTTGTAGAATTTAGAAGAAACATGAAGCACGCGCCCTGCTGTTGGAACAAATGCTTCTGTAAGCTTGATTTGACCATCAAGCACTGCTTCATAAGCGTTATCTTTAGTAACTGCCGCTGTAACGATGTTACCTGTGTCAGCGCCGCCTGCGATAGTTGCGAATCGGTAAGTGTCAATCTCTGGGATAACAACTACTGACAATTGACGAGCAAGAGCTTTACCAGCTTCCATAACGCCGTTAGTGTCTTGTTCAGATTTCTTATCAATAGTGAAAGTGAAAGAGCGGTCCTTCTTCAACACCATCGTTTGAACAGTATTACCGAGTTCATCCGCTGTACCATAACGATTGACACCGCTTGTTGTGTAATCGTTCATTTGAGATGTTGGAACAGAATACACTTTAACTGTGTCAACTCCAGTGAAGTCGAAATCTTGGTTAATGATACCAGTTGAAAGAGCTTCTTTTGTGAAGCGTTCATCAACCTTGTTGTCAAATTTCTGTGCGTAGTTAACAACCATGTTTTAAATACCTCTTTTCTTTTTATACGCTGTCAAAGCCTTCAAATAGAGCTTTATCTTCTGCGCTAATATCTTGCCCAGCATCCGCCGCCGGATTGCCTGGAACAGTGATATTTGGGTTTTGCGGCTCGCTTTGAGTTTGGAAGAGGTAAGGGCTTGTCTCTCTTAGACCGTTGATAGTTTCTTCTAGGACTGGTTTCCCGTCCTCACCTAGTTCAATCTTGTCTAGGTCAATAAACTTCATAAGGTCCTCGGAGTTGTAAGCTCCCACGTCCTTCAATGCCAAAGCTACCGCATTTGTCTTCTTAACTTGCGCAAGGTTAGCTTCATTCTCAGTCTTGTAAGTGTCAAATTGAGCTTGTAAGTCCGCTAATTGTTGTTTAGCTTCTTCACTAGCTCCCTCTTTGGCTTTCAAGTCTTCGAGTGCTTGGCTTTGTTGCTCAAGTTGTTGTTTAAGGCTGTCATTTTCAGCTTGTAGCTCAGACTTAGCTTGTGATTTAGCGTTCTCAATACCTGCCCCGTACGCTTGCATGATATTGTCAATCACACTCTTGTCTGTGATCCCAGCTTCAACTAACATGTCACGTTTTAAACTCATGCTTAAAACTCCTTTGTTTTACGTCCGGTGGACTGTATTCGTCCAGTTTTACGACATTTGACAGGTCATGATAGTCTAATTCCTATCAGTCAAGAATTTGGTTCACCAGCTTTCTTTTTCTGTTGTTTCCGCAGCTCGATTGCTGCTTTAGCTTGGTTGAATGGGTCATCATAATACCTCTCTCTCGAATAATCTCGATATAAGAATGGGTGCTGTCTCAGATAGTCCCTCATAGCCGCTTGCTGTTTCCTAACTTGCCCCTTGTACTTGCTTATTAGCTCGTCATCCTCTAGCTTGTTAGCAACATGAAGGAATTCTTTAGACTTCCTGATAGAGCGTTCTATAGCTCTCTGCTTAGCTTGAGCGTTGGCGTTCTCTATCGCTTGTTCTGGTGTTAGGTCCTTTAGGTGTTCCGGTAAGTCCGGCTTATAGTTAGCACCTACCACAAACGGTGTTATCTCATGATGGCAGTTGATACCAAGACAACCGCCTGCGCTACCAAAACCATAATCGGATAGTGAATAGATGCGTTCACCTTTCTCGGTCCTAGCGGGGCCATGCGTAACTATTTGATGCTGCAACGGGGCGCACATTTCACGGGCCGTTGACTTCATCGAATAATAGAACGTATCGATGCCCACTTCCTCGGCTGGTGCCATTCTAGCTTCACGATAGACCCGCCATGATGTTGAGCGGATGACTGTCCTAGCGTACGTGTCAGCTCTCCACCGTTTCCCTTGCTTGTCAGTGAAACCATAGAAGCCTTTTTCAGCCCATTTCATAACCGTGGTAGATACGGCTTTGTTAGGGCTCATAATCCCGGTGACAACCTTGGCCACTGTTTCCTCAACTATGGACTGATAGACCTTCCTGACACTGACTGGCAGTGTTGTATTAACAAGGTTGTTGATATCCCCCATAGTCTGATTGACGTAGTTGGCTAAATTAATCTGGATAAGATTGTTATCCACAAAATCTCCGCCGTCCATTGAATCTAATAGTTGGGTTTTGGTGTCCTTGTATATCTGGTAGCCTTCATTTTGAATGACATAGCGTAACTGTTGCTCAGCTACTCCAGACCGTTCAGCGATAAGCTTGATATTTTCATCGTTGAGTAAGCCCATCTCGCTCATTTTCTCGATTTGCCAGATATAAGGGTTATCCTCTAGGCTAGCACTGCCACGCTCTCTGATACGGTCAACAACTTGGTCGAATAAGTCCATTGTCATTTGATGGTAGATGTCAGCTACACGGCTAGCGTCTAGCATTAGCTGCTGATCATTTAGCTTGATTGGTTTCTTATCCGCCATAGGTTATCACTCCCCGTAAATTGACTTGTCTTCTAGGCTTCTGTCGTTATTAGCTTCTTCAATAGCGTTGCCGTTGATTTCTGCCTTGATTGCTTTAGCTTTCTCTGGGGTCACGTTAAGAACCTTCTCGATAGCCATTGTGTCAGTTCCAAAGCCTGCGTTAACTACCTTAATCCAGTAATCAAGCTCTGCATCTCGGTCAGTGAAGACACCATCGTCAAGGTTAACGCTGATAGCGTCCATCTCTGGGATTGCGCCGCTGTATAGACCGTAAGCCTTAGCAAGCTCTAGCATCGAAATGATTAGCTCTCTTAGTGATTGCTCGACCAGTGAGACAATGCTGTTGCGCATTTGATAGGTGTCCGAGTTCTCGCTGACAATCTCTGTCGCTGTCTTCATGCTCTTGCCATCAAACGTAAACATACCAGTCGACACACCTAGCTGCATTTCAAACAAGCTCAGACCCTCGTTGATAGCCTTGATATAATCTTCTGAACGGATAGGTGTAGTAAGGTCGGTAATCTTAACGCCGCCGTCAATGTCATTGCTCTCAAACTGCTCATAGACGTTTTGACCTACTTCAAATTGATGTCGGACAACAACCTTGTCGCCTTCCTCGGTATAGATAGGCTTAATCAGTTGAGCAGGAACAGCGACACGGCGCTGCCCCATTTTGACCTCCCACATAAACTGGTCATAGGTCTCGTTTAAGAAATCAATCGTAGTCTTAGCATTATCAAAAATAGATAGACCAAGAGGACTATTGATATCCTTGTTATTCATGCCGGGTGCTTTCAGATAGGTAAATAGCGGACGGCTTAAACCGTGCAATTCCACTGATTCCTCTAGATCCTCATAAACTTCTGATAGTGGCACCCTCTGACCTACAATATTTTGATTGTCCGAACGGTATAGCTCGTTTGATACGGTATATTTGCCATCTTTAGACCACTCATGCAGTTCGATAAGCGTGTAATAGATTACCTTCTTACCTTGGTTTTTCGTGGTCTTAGTAACGATAGCAGCACTCGAAACATCTTGCGTGTTTGATTGTAGCGGCAAGAAGACCGGCGCTTGCACAAATGACACTCTGACACGGTCATCATCAACGTATGGACGCATTGCAAGACCACCGAGGGCCAGACATGACTCTAGGTAGCGTTCAAAATTCTTTGTAAAGCGGTCATTGTTAAGCTGCTCTTGAATGAACTTGTCAGCCGCTGCATCATCGACCTTGATTTCAGCTTGTTCGTTGAATACAAGGCTAGCAATCTTCTTTGAAGCGGTCCTAGCAATAGGCAAGTGATTGAACGCCCTCTTTTGAGGTGTGCCGTTGCTATCTGTGTACTTGATAAGCGGATATTTGCCAGCAAAGTATTTCAAACTCTCCCTAATGCGGTCATATTCAGCGATAGACACGGCAATTTTGGGGTGGTCTGTGATATTAGTTAGACTTTCCGTTGTCATAACGTATTTACTCCTTGTGAATAAGTCTTTAATGGTCTGTACTATTCCCATTATTAGCTCCTTTAAGCCTTCAAATCTAACGCTCTAGCGTTGTCTAATACGAAATATTTGAATTCATCGACGGTGTGGTCTTCTTCTTTGATAACTTTAGGGTCGTCTGTGTGTATCGTTTTCTCATCGTAACGATACATTTTGTGTTCCTCGTAGAATATCTTGTTACTTGGTATATCCAGATAATAGAAACGCCCCTCGGCTAGTAAGCTGATAACCATATCAACCATGGTCTGATTCTTCTTCTTGGCCACTGGATGCCAGCGTTCCCTATAGTCTTTGAAATACTGGTTACGAAGTGCACCCTCTGCACTATCGATGGTCATTTTAAGCTTAGGCACTCGGTACTGCTTCATAATCTTTTCAATGAAATCATGGATCATAACCGTCAATTCACTCGGTGCCTTCTTAATCACTTGACCAGCCGGGCTGTAATAGAATGTATCTAACAGAATCACATTGCCCTTTGCAGTCAAACCATAAGCACCGCATGCCGTAGCTGATTGCTGGTGTCCGGTATCAAGTGCAAATGATATCCCGATAAGCCTGTCATCCGTTGGTAAGCTGTCGATAGCGTGGAACGTACTCATGTTATACACTTGATTACCAAGCCCAACCGCTTCCCCTAAATACAAATAGCGATAGTAGTCGTAATCATTCTGTTTGATACGTTCTATATCCTCAAGCATTTGTTCAGTAACAAACCCTAACTTATCATCAAGATAGGTGCTTGAGTGTGCTAGATAGTTGTCGTTAGTCTTGATGTCTTCAAACCACTCATTTATCCAACTATATGGGTTCCGAGGTGGGTTGTATGACCAAAAGAATTGCACAAAGGGAGCTTTTTCGTGTTTTTGCCGCATGAAAGTAACGTTAGATTGATCAAAGTCTTCAGCATTGTTAAACTCAGCTGCTTCCTCATACCAAACTGCGATGATATTACCGATGTCGTTTGATTTCAGCTTTTGGAAATCGTCTTGACCGTAAAAATAGAAGGTAGAACCAGTACGTTTATGAACTATCTTAAACGGGCTTACAGTAGCTCTGAAATGATTGTCCAGCCCAAATAGACTAATGGCCCATTGAACCTTATTAAACACGCTGTCACGGATTGTATTAGCTACCTTACGGATAACAACTACATTCGCTTTTTCACCTTGGATGATGTATTTAATCATCATATAGACGAGCTTTAGCACGATCACGGATGACTTGAAAGAGTTACGACCACCCTTTAAGACGTTATAAGGCTTGTTAGACTGCCACACCGATTTGAAATGCGGGTTAACGTTCTTTTGAATATCAATCGTCACCATCTGGGATATCCTCCCAAGCGTTGATGATATTGAGGTTCATAGTTCCTTCAACACCGCTGTCAAGCTGTTCTCTTAGCTTTCTAATCTCAAGCTCCAATTTCTCGGACTGTTTAGCCGTTGGGTAGCGTTTCAAGATTTCAACAATTGCCTTGATAACTGTATTGTTGTCAGCCTTTTTCATCAGCCTTTCAACTTCACCAGTCAGCGGATTCATCATCAAGACTTCTTCGTCTCGTTTCCCTCTAGCAATGTCGGATAGAATGGACAAGGCTTCTTTTGCAGTCATGATGTTTGCATCGTGCATCTTCTCGATTTCGGCAGTGATAAAGCTTTTTATTTCAGCTTTTTTCAGCAATTTCTCAGCTTGTGCGCCCGATGTTCTCGGACTGTACCCAGCATTGATCGCTGCCTGTGTGCCATTCCCTAGCTTGATATACTCGCTAGCAAATAGTTTTTGTCGTTGATTTAGCCCAATATGTCCACCTCCTTCACTGCATAATCAAAAAAGACAACCCACAAAATGAGTTGTCTCCGTTTTTCTTCGATAATATAATAATACCACTTTAAACACTTGTAAGATACCGTGCTTTATCCGTCAAAATACCGAAATCTCAACGTTCTACAACTAATTGACCATTTCGATACAATTCTGCAAATGCTAGGATAGCATTATTTAGCAATTCTTGAAAGGCTGTTCTTTCAAATCCGATTCCTTGGGCGATTTGCCAGTTTGGTTTAGGTGGATAAGCTAGATATTTCTCAATCAAGATTCTGCGATAGTCTGGACGATATAGCCCGCTAACTGCTTGCTCTATGGCTTCTAGCTCGTTCAGTGCATCAACACGCCTAACTGCAATATTCTCCACCGGTCTACTCACTCCGCTGCCACCTCTGGGCATAAAAGTGAACTCTTGTGTGATCTTCTGTTCAGCGCTATCGTGTGCAATCTCTCGCCATCGTGGGTATTCTCGAAGTTTGCGCTTGCAACGTTTGATTGTTGCTTTTTCATCAATTTCCGGCAATAGCATTTTAAGCCCTCTCTGGTATAATAGTAGTGTTGACTTTCAGAAAGTGCCGGCCATTGTGTCGGTCTTTTTTATTTTCTTCGGCTCGTTATTAAGAGATATGAAAAGATTAAGTTTGTGAGCCTTGGCGTCACCTCCTTCTAGCCATCGACACCAGCAAGGTCTTTGGCTTTTTAGTAATGCAAGATATCAATAAGAAAGAGGGTGTTTCACATCCTTTTTTTCTTAAATTTGCTGGGTTTTGTTTGGACAAGGTCTGTCAGCTTGTCCGGTGTTAAAAAAGTGTTAAAAAGTGTCCAAGCCACTAAAATCTATATCCATTTTTAGTGTATTTTTGACAGACAATGACTGGCAAAGGAGTCGAACCCTCGTAAACCGTTCTAGCTACACGCCTAACGCATAGGCTGTATACAAGGCTTTTTTGACCGTGGTCTTCTCACGTCCTATCTTGCCTTTGGTCCGATATTTAAGAATGATGCGATCAACTTCATCATCCAATCTCTCGGCCCACTCGTAGTTATTGAAGACATAATCAATAATCTCGCTGAATAACTCTCTCGAAAGTAGCCCTTCCATTTGAATCGCTTTCAAAGGGGTTAGGGCAGCTTTCTCTGAATAGCACATATTAAGGGCGTTTTGGGTTCTGTTAGCATTTTTCTGGTCGCAGTCCTTGACGTCTCTAATATAGTTATTTAGGTTGTTAGGGTATTCCTTGCGTAGTTCTTCCACTTCCTCACGGAAACGCTTGAACAACCCCTCTGGCAGTCCTGCGTTGGTTTTATCCAAAACCGGTTTAGCGGTTTTACCTCTTGTGTAATTGGTAGATAGATAATCTTGAAGGTCGTTGAATAATTCATCAGAAATAATGCCTTCCAGTCTATCGACTGTCGCTGGTGATATCCTCGCACGCTCAACGACTGCGCTATTAAATGCTTGGTAAATGATGCGAGCTTGTAATTCGCTGCATTGTTTCACATCTTGAAAGAACTGTTTATAAGAGCCTTTTTTGTGTGCTTTCCTAAGTGCCGCATGCTCATTGACCAACCGTTGATATAATTCCTCGGTCAGCCCGGAATATTGGTATTTAACGCTTATGAGCTTACCTCTGCCAATTCTGGGTGTTCCCATATATTCCCGATAATTTTCCTTGAGCTGGCAATATTGCATAAACGTTCGAAGTTGTTATATTCTACCAAACAACTAACGAACATCCCTAAACTTACTCTAAATTCAATTACGCCAGTGAGGAATCCGTCTGTCGAGTCAATAATATCCCCTTCGAAGATTTCTTTGCCATTTTTGTCTCTCAATCCAGTTGACTGCATTAAAACGATGTCGTCGAAGTCGTAGCGATTTGTCTGCTCGAAAAAGAGGGTCTTTACAGAAATTTCGCTTTTTCCGAAATCAATAGACATAATATCATCAACTTCGTACATTATTTTATGAATTTTATCCCATGCTCTATATCTTGGTATCATTGTCCTCTCCCCTTCAAATAGCTGGGAATATCATCCCCAACATTAACACTGTCATACTCCTCCTTACTCACTAGAAACTTACCATAAGCTCCACAATCGAGCGTGTAGAGTTTGCCTACCATAGATTTTCCAGTAACCTTGCCGTGTAATTCCACTGCATTATCAGCCTTATGGATAACTACTGTCTCGATAGGTCTGTTAACCACTCGTAGGATAGTAGTCACGTTAATGGCTAGTGATACCACTAGCAGAATTGTTGCGACTGCCAGCTCGTTATAAATCTTCTTTCTTGACGAATGTTCCATTTACCATCTTCCCCTTTCTATTCTTGATTTCCTCATAAGCAATGCTTAAACACTCAGTGACATCGAGGTCTAATTGATGTGCTAGCACGATAATCGTTACTAGCGTGTCTCCGATTGCGTCCTTAAGCGCTGCTTGCGGTTGCGTGAATTTAGTTGGTTTCAAGAGCACATCTCGAATTTCTCCGACTTCTTCCGTGATACGCATCCACTGGATTTTAGGGTCTGCTTGCTTAAGGCCGCGTTTGTCAGCCCATTCGTTGATTTTAGTAATTAGGTTATTCATCATTTATAGTAACTCCCAAACCTCTGTAAGTGGACTATTAAATACCCACCCAAAACCTTCTTTTTCCAGTTCTTCCTTAGTAAATGAAGTTCTAAAAACTTTATTTTCTAAGTCTGTGTCAATATTCCATCTTTTTGCCTGTGTGTCATAGTTTAGATAATAATGATTATAATTAGCTACATCTTTAAATCTGACCCTATACAATTTTTGTTTAGTCATCACTCCACCTCTTTCACTTCCACGCCTGAGCAATCGAACACCCATCCGAAATCAGCATCTTCCAGCTCTTTGCGGGTATGGTGTGCTCGAAATCTTTCAAGTTCTGTTTTCGATGCAAAAAGCCATTTTTGAGTTCTCGTATCTTGATTAAGATATTTACAGTATCCGTCAATCCCTTTCACTCGGACCGTGTATCTAGTCTCTTTGTCGACCTCTAACCACTTCGTTCTAATCATCGATTTCCTCCATCCATACAGTGGCATCATCCACTGCCATGCTTAACTTCTTCAACGCTTCAATGTGTTTCAGTGCCTTGTCCTTATCTGTGAAATGTCACTCCTTAACATCATCCATCGTGCGTGCTACTCGTACTATCCACCGCATTCGACCAACTCCCTTAATCAACATTTTTAAGTTTTGCAGGCACCCACATTTTAGGGTTGTAATTGATCTCATATTTGTATTTTGAAACATTCGGTACTTCAACATCTTCTACCACATAAGAGACATTATCTGACAAACCGATAATGTGTTTTTGATATTTGTTCTTACCATTTTCTACAACAATTTCAAGTTGTTTATCATGAGTATCAGCCTTGATGGACATCCTACCGCTCATTTGGAACATTACGTCATTTGTAATAGCATCAATCACCGTTACTTTTCGAACAACATTAAAGTTATCCGACTCTAGAGATAAATTTTCAGATACTCTACTTGCCTCTGAGCAACCAGTTAAAAATAATAAACCACTTACAGCAATAATTGCCATTTTACTTAATTTGTTCATGCTTCCACCTCACACATAATATTTTCGTTCCAAGTCAATCATCTCTTGCCTAAGTTCAATTCCCAGACGTTTGATTTTTGATTTATTAGCTGCCGATGCCGTCCACGCATTCGGTGGTTCTTTAGAGAGATTTTCACATTCAGAAATGTATTTATCGAACACGCTTTTTACGTAATCTAACTCATTCATCACATTCCACCATTTCTACTGTATACATCATATAAGGCATACTCTTTCACTTGCATAGCTCCATCATTCCTTTCAGTAATTCTTCGTCCGGCAACTGCTCCAGCGTTAGAATACGATTGAGTTTCTTTGCATTGATACTCAACTTAGCGCTGATGTATTCCATATCTTCGTGATTAGCCCAGAACCATCTCGAAAACTCTTGCGTTTGACCTAATACGCTTGTGTGGCCGTAACCGCCCGGAGTATATACACCAACTAACTTATCTTTGTATCTACTGTTCATTCAAGCTCCTTCAATGTCTAACACAATCTTAAATTTCCCAGACTCACCACTTAGGCCGCCGTACTGAAACGACATCATTTTGATAACTTCGTGATTGTCGTCTGGCCACAAATTAGCGTCCGTCAAGCCGTCTATAATAGCTTTAACAGTCGGATATAGGTTGGGTGGGTCTAATCTTCGTCTGGTTGGTGCATAGACCGTGACAAGCACCTTACAAGGTTTATCCGGGCTATATACTGGCTTAATGTTAAGCCCTGCTTCTGTTCTCGCTATCAATCGCAGTTTCTTGACCATCCGGCCCTCTGCTTGATAGTGAAATCTGTCATTACTGTTGATAACTAAATTTTGAGCAGGCTTAGCTTTTGACCTTGGTAATAGAAATTCTAGTTTCATATTTCACCTAATTAGAATGGCAAATCATCATCACTGATGTCCATTGGGTTTGCGTTACCGAATGGGCTGCCACCTTGTGCAAATCCTTGGTTTTGCTGTTGTGGCGCTTGTTGCCCATAAGGCCCTGCATAGCCGTTGCCATTGCCAAACGCTCCCGATGTGTTGCCTTGATTTGCATTACTACCTTCACGAGCCGCACGGCTTTCTAGCATTTGGAAGTTCTCAGCGACAACCTCGGTTACATACACTCTTTGACCTTGCTGATTCTCGTAGCTACGAGTCTGGATGCGTCCAGTAATTCCAATCAATGCGCCTTTTTTAGCCCAGTTAGCCAAATTCTCAGCTTGCTGACGCCAGATAACGCAGTTAATAAAGTCTGTTTTACGTTCACCGTTAGCGTCCTTAAAGGTACGGTTAACCGCAAGGCTGAATGTAGCTACTGCGATGTTACTGGTTGTGTATTTTAGTTCTGGGTCACGGGTTAGGCGACCAACTAAAACGGTCGAATTAATCATTGATTCTCTCCTAGAATTTCGTAATTTACAAAGTTATCATCAAGCAATTTAGCGAATTGATACCATTGTTGTTCACCGCCGTGAAAAGTAAGAGTTAGATTGACCTTGTAAGGCTCGGCCGGCTTGCTAGGCACTTCCTCAACTGGTTTAGCGTCTTCGATAACCTCGCCCGTTTCAGCATTTACCGCCTTGATTTCCTCGTTCGCTAATTGCTTAGCCATTGCTTCAATTTCTGCCAAGCGTGCCGCTTCTGCTTGTTGTTTGGCTTCCGCTTGCTGCTTGCGTTCAATGGCTGCATCACGGTCCTTTTTCATTTGCTTCAAGATTTCAACTAGAGGTGTGTCATTGTTCAACGCTCTAGTGTATGGCTCAGACGGCAACTCATAATCAAGAGCTTGTTCTTCAATCATGGCAACGTTGGCCTTGTATTCCTCAAGCCGGTCATACTCAGCCAAAACAAGGGCGTCAATCTTTTCCTCAGTCGCTTTTTTGAGCTTCATCTTCTTATCCATGAAATCCCCGACTTTAGAAAAACTCTCGTACTTGTCCTTGAATGTGTCTTTGTCCAGCCCTGCTAGCTCGCATTTGCTTTCAAATACTGATCTAACGTGGTCAATTCGCAGCATTTGTTTGTGCTCTTTGACTTCATCACGTTTGGCACGTAGTTTGTCAAGAAGTGCATTCAACGGCTCTAGTGAAGTCGCTAGTTTAGATTCAAACTCAGTGAGTGGGTCTTTGTAGATTCTGCCGATTTCCTTACGCTTATCGTCAAGTTTGTCGCCAAGCCCTTTGAAGCGTGTGATTTCATTTAAGACCTCGTTGTATTCCAAGCTCTCCAGTTGTTCGTCTGATAACTCGCTAACTGCCGCTTGGATAGCTTTGTCAAATGCTTCAAAATCGAAATTAATTGTTCCCGGTGTATATACTGGCTCGATTGTTTCCAAAAAATTATTAGTTACATCCTTCATGTCTTATCCCTTCCGATTGTTAATTTGCGTTTGAATGTCGTTGCTTACCACGTTAAAACCTGCCACTAGCAACTCATGGAAATCATTGAGTTTGTACTTCTTCAAATAGTAATTCGCTACTGTTTCGGTTGCTTGCCCCGTAATTAGAGCTAGCTCATTGATTTGTTGCATGATTGTGTCATGTTGCTCGTTGCTAATGAAGTTAGGTTGTTGATCGCTTCTTGACTCATAGCGTGCTTGTTGCGGTTGTGGCTGTTCTTCCACTTCCTCAGTGTCTTCGACTAGTTCTGGCTCTGGTTGGACTGGTTGAGCTTGTTCCTGTCTTTGCTGCTCAATCTGTGCCATTTTACGAGCCTTAACATCCTCTTGCGTTTCTCGTGGGGTAACGTCGATAGGTGCTGCTTGTCCCATTTCATCCGCAGTGTATAGTCCGCCCACGTTCTCCGAGAACGCATCTCGGACGGCTGCAACGATTGCCACTTTTTCAATCATTTGGCCCGGTGCTTTCTGCCACCAGTTCTTATGTGTGTTGTAAGCTGAAAGCTCAACTTCACGATAGACTGGACGGCTACGGTCCTTTCGGTAAACCTCGCACCAACCACCGATTAGCGTAGCCTTGCGAGGCAAGATAACGCCTTTTTTAGTTTTGAGTTCGCCTTTTTCGTCCTCGTAGATCACACCACTTTCAAAACCATCATAGTTTTGATTTTGTTCAGCTCGTTTCATGAATGCGTCCTTAGACACCACGATTTGAGCTGGATTGTTACCATACTTAATGAAATAGACCTCTTTAGTGAAAGGGTTAAGATTACGATTTTTAACGATTGCCAGCAACGTTTGAAGCTCTTGTGGGCTTGCTTGATGTTTCGGGTCAACAAAGTTTCTCAATGTCTCGCCGTCAAGCTGTTGCAAGTCGGTTAAATACGCCCCTTTTGTAGTTTGTAATTGATTTTCCATGTCATATCCTTTTTAATGCCCCTAATTCTCAAATTTTGGGGGTTATTTGCCGTTTATCTAGTGGAATTGTGCCACTAGATTATTTAGGACGGTTACAAGCGATTTTAGAGCCATTTCTTTCCCTTTGACTTTTTTAGGTGCCAAAGCTCCCGTTTGAGCTTGTTATTTTCGTGAGACAATGACAAGATTCTGTCTTGCTGACTGTTGATAATCTCGCCTATCTCACGACCTAAATTCATGTACTTGTTCCGCCAACGGCTCTCGACTTTGTAAGTTTCTTGTTCCATGTTTAATACCTACCCTCCCACCGCTTCATGTTATGTTACTTCGCCAATAACTCTAGGAGTGCTCCAATCCTATCCTCCATGGATTCTTCACGCTCCGTACGTTCAAAGTCCGAGCCGTCAAGTTTAGTTACGTTGTACTCAGCTTCTACGATAAGCACTTCGCAGCCAAACACTTCAGCAAGCTTGTCAACGCCAGCTTTTTGTTTTTCGTATGGTTCGATTGGTAGCTGTAGCGCTTTCCAAAGTCGGGGATCAAAAGTCGCTGTAAACGCTATGTTCCCTTTGTCTTTATAGCTCGTAAGAAAGCCATTCTTTTCAGCGCTGTAAAATACGATGTTTTTATTGTTTTCTTTCATGATTGCTCCTCTTGTTCTAGTGTTTTAACTAAATTTACGTAAGCTTCGTAATGCTTGCCGCTATCTTTGCTGTCTTGATAAGCTCTTTTAATTAATTCTTCACCAGTGCCGTAGAAACAGCCGACGCGCCACATCTTATTAGACCTTGTGTAAGTGAAATATCTTCCGCTAGACCAGTTGTTTTTAAAAACGATGTAGTCATTTAGTTTTGAGACCTCAGCGTTACCAGAGACCCTTGCGTCACCATAGACCCTTGCGTCACCATAGACCCTTGCGTTACCATAGACCCTTGCGTCACCATAGACCCTTGCGTCACCATAGACCCTTGCGTTACCATAGACCCTTGCGTCATCATAGACCCATGCGTTACCAGAGACCCTTGCGTCATCATAGACCCATGCGTTACCATAGACCCTTGCGTTACCATA